TTGCGGGCTGGTTGGGTTGGTTCGATTGATTTTGTGTCATGGTGATACTCCAGTGAGTGTTCGGTCCGCGCCTCTCAGAATGATTCGGCTGCGGCTTAAGTGGTTAGGGTAGGGCAGCATGTCTGCCGGGCCGTACTGCAGCTTAATAGGGCAGGCCGGGAAATTTCTCTTTCATCAAGCGAAGGATTCGGCGGCGAACTTGTACCCGCCTTTTGCTATGGCCGATTTCGTCAGCCTGCGATGGCGGATTTGGCGGGGTATCCATATCCATCGCCTTTTGTTCGGGCTGCGGAATTCTTAAGAAGGGGAAAAGATATGTCATGATGGCTCCAAGAGCGTCCTAGCGGATTCGCGTCACATCTGAGCTAGGATTATTTCCCTTGGCGAATCATTGCGGCTTCGATGAAACCGGTGTGCAAAGGGCGCATGCGAGGTGCACGCTTTAAGAGGGGAGGAAGCTCGGCTCGGTGTGTCGTGGTGTGTCGCCGCTTCCTTAGCTGATAAATTCAGTGTGGGGCCCGCAGCGAATTAAAGATAGCGTTACTTTGTATCTCTTGTTACTGGCAAAAGAAAACCCGGCGCGGGGCCGGGTTGGACGCGCAGAGGTGAGCGCGATTAACGAGATGGCTAGCCCTGGGTTCGCGTGGCGTTCACTGCCTGCGGAAGGTGTATCTCAGAGATGAGCGCCTGTTTCACTTGGCCGCCGACAATTTTTGCCTCTACTGTAAGCGTGATGGCGGATTGGTTTAAACCGGCGTTCCAGAAGTGCTGAATCTGCTCTTGTGTGAACGGCCCGTCGGTCGACATGTCCAGGATGGCGGATATTTCACCGGACTTGCTAACAAGCGTGTAGCGTCCAATGTCAGACCCTTCTGGCCGCTTAAATCCTATGATCTTGAACTCTTGAGTCAAGTCTATCGAGTCTCTCGTTTCTCGTGATGCGCGAGAGTTTATATCGAGGATTTCTTGGCGATCAAACGATGCGCCGGCTACGTGCGCGGCCGCGGCGTCCGGAACGCTCTTGATGACCTGCTTGGCGCCATTCGAGACTGCGGTGCTGAATTCCCTCACCACCGCATTGGAGGCCATCAACTGCTGTATTTGTTTGGTTCTTTCTTGTTCTTTAGCCACTTCGGCTTCAATGCGTGTTTTGTCCACTGATGCATCAGTTTCTGCGGCCTGGGATGCGAAGTGCCCGGATACGTAAGAGCTCCCAATGCTCGACGCAGCATAACCCGTTACGAGTATCACGGCTGTTCCGAGAATCGCGATAAGCTTTTTCGCATCAGTCATGTCAGATAACCCCTTCCCAAGGGCTGTGAAAAACCCGCTTATTTCCGCCTGTAGATCCGAGCTTCCCTCAGATACTTCGAAGATTAGATTGTACTGTTCGAAAACCTCTTTAGGTAGCTTTCTCAGGTCGCCATTTCCGTTAATGGCAACACCTACGGCTCGATATATCTCTTGTTGAAACTCCCAGATTCCTCTGGCGAAATTTCCCGGCACGGTGGCATGATAACGCGCACCTTCAATAAGTATTACAAGCTTTCCTATATCTCCTTTCAGCTCGATTCGATCCGGGAAAGACATTTCCTGCCCGGCCTCTAATCGCCCAATGAGAGCAAGCGCTTCATCGACTGATTCGATAGTTAGAACTACTTCTTTTTCGTCACTCACGTCTATCCTTCTTCTCTATTGCGATGCACCGCAGAGGCCCCTCACATCCCCACATCAAACTAAATTCTTGTTTCTCGCGCCGAATATGCATCGCAAGATAGGGGTCGGATTCGCCGACTACAAACGGTCCATCCGATTAGGGCGGGCTGTTTTGCCTGGACGAGAAAATGGTTTATTGCACAGCTCTTCCGCGCGAAGTTGAGCGGCAGTGAAGCCGCGTAACGAGAATGTCGAATAGATGGCGCCAGATTCGTTGTCGCCAAACATAATTTTGGTGCGAAGAGATGCCCCTCGTCGAAGCTCTGACATAAGATCAGAGAATTGAGGGGTACTATTTAGCAGTACCTGCCCGAACTCATCGCCCATCGTGATGCTTGAAGTCCCTTGCAAATCAAATCTGCGACCGGAGTCAGCGCGAAAGCTGAGGGTGACATCTGGCCGTGAATTATCCTTTCCTAACGGACCCGTATAGACCATGAATACCAGGGAGGGTGCGCAATCGATGCCTGTGCGATCAATAGTGAGCAAGATATCACCCTCAATGGAAATCGAAGAAGTGCGGGCATACGTCGATCCACTGATAGTCAGTAGGAAAGCCTCCCAGTTTTGATAAGACTGACGAAGAGTGATAGTGCCTTGCTGCAACTGCGCCATGGCCTGAGCAGATAAGAGCACCAGAACCACAGATAACAATAGTCTTTTCATTCCCCACCTCATACACACGCACTACTCGTTGCGGACACGCCGTAGCCAACTATTGAGACAGTATTCTCATTTCGTTACCTTCCGGCGAAACTTACTCGTGTTGAAATAGACCGCTAAAACAACAATCTAAACGTTTTTTTTGATTTCTAGGCCGGTCGAGCTTGCCCAATCAAGCATTGTGCTTTCGAGCTGATCTAAGGCTTCCGTACTCAGCTTGCGAACTTTCTCTTCATCGACAGCTTTGAACGGCCAGTCCTTTGTGCCATCGGCGGGCCAATCGAACCAGCCGTCCGGCAGGTCGCAGGCGGCCTCCAGCTTATCCACCACGCCCTCTCCCATGCTTAGGCCGCCGTTATACGAGGGCGACAAGAACTGGCCGATCCGCGCACGAGCATACCCATACAAGCTCCCAAATTTGGCTTGGTTGCCATCTGCCCGCTCTTGGATGAGCTGGTGCAGTCGTGCGCGTCGATTGGCGTGTTTCTTTAGGCGGCGGTCCATTCGCAGATTAAAGCAAGAAAATTCTAAACCGTGGTCTAGATAATTCTTGACTTGATGTATAGAAATATCTAAACTCACTCATATGAATGCGAACCAAATCATCGAAACCATGGGCGGGCGGGCCGAAGTGATGAGAATCACGCGCCTGAGTAAGGGCCGGCTTTCGCAATGGGTGAAGCAGAACGAGATACCTCGTGCGTGGTTGATGTTCTTTCACGAAAGGCACCCGGACCTAATCCCGCACCCGGACGAGGCTCGGCCCGAACTCAAAGAGGCCGAGCATGCGTGATGCTTTTGCGTCCTGGCTTGTGGGGCTGCCGATTACCTGGTGGCTTGCTGAGCGCGGCTTTAAGGCGGCGCATCTGATTCCACTCTGCATAGCCCGACAGGTGGCTGGGGTGTCTATTAAATGGTGCCACCTAACCGGCCGCGTGGGGATCATGGACGTTTATACCGTCGAGACGGAACGATCCGGGGATCGCCGACATGCATAGACAGCCAATTGCCCGAAGTCGCATCTTTCGGCGCCCACCAGTCATCTCCAATTGGAAAGGTTTAGCTACTGGAATCGCTGAGCTTACCCGATCAGGATTGACCGCCCGATCATCCGTCGCCCGGTCGCTCTCCCTCAAACAAGAGCCGAAGAAAGATTCCCCGCACTTTTTCAAAGGGCGGCTCGGGGCCGTACTGGGCCACGGCCAGCGTGTACGCAGCTTCGGCCAGCTTGTCGATCTCATCATCGTCAGGCAGTTCAAGTCCGATTTCCATTCAATGGATAGTAACTGCACCGGTCTCGCCGAGACCGCGTTGCCAGTTCCAGGCCAGCCGCTCATAGACCGCATCGACGCATTCGTCGTGCGGCTCTCCGAAGGCGTCGCAAGCCAGATCAAACGCCTGGTCTCTGAGTACTTGTTTCGTGTATTCGCTCATGTGGCAAGTGTGAGTGCAAAGGGGCGTCAATGCCATTCGTATTTCCCGAGGGGTTCGTGATGGAAGAAGTATCAAGCACCCGTACTGAAAACACACGCAAGATCGGTGCAAGGATTCAAGCCGACGTTTTGCAGCGCCTTGCAGTAGTTACCCAGGAGCGTGCAGCCGATTGCATGGGTGTATCGGGCAGTACGGTGAGTCGCGCAAAGGACGATCTGGACAAGGTCTGCCAGCTTCTGGCGGCGCTCGGTTTCCAGCTAGCGCCTGTTGATGCGGTAGTGGTCAGCCAGGATGACATGCGCGCTCTTGAACGAATGGCGTTTAAGTATCTGCAGACTCGGATCGAGGCAGGGCTGTGATGAGTACGCACATCATCAATAGCGACGAATCCGCCCAGCGCCTTATGGGCGTGATCCGCCAGCAGTACATGGAGCATCGGTTCCTTCGCGTGTCTGTCAAGACCGGCAAGGCCCGCAGTCTGCCGCAAAACGGCCTTACCCATGTCTGGTACGAGCAGCTGGCCCGAGAACTGTGCGAAGACGATGCGCTTGGCTGGAAATGCTATTGCAAGCTCCATCACGGAGTCCCCATTCTTCGCGCTGAGGATAGCGACTTTCGCGAAGTCTACGACAGCGCCATTAAGGGATTGACCTATGAGCAGAAGTTGAAAGCTATGCGCATTCTGCCAGTTACGTCGCTCATGAGTCGTCACCAACTCAGCAAGTATGCCGAAGCCGTCCGCGAAGACTTCTCGCGGCGAGGCGTCGTGCTTGAATTTCCGGAGGCGCCATAGCTGTGTGGAACTCCACATTCAAGAACCCCGGCAAGCCCATGCAGCGCAGCCCATGGAAGAAGAGGGCGCCAAGGAGGCGGCCGACCACAGCGGAACGCGCCCACATGAGCGTACAGGCCAATTCAGGCTGCATTCTGTGCCGCTACATGGGCCTTGGAAATACGCCCGCAGAGATCCACCATCTGCGCCACGACATGGGAGCAGGGCAGCGCAACAGCAATCTGATGACAATCCCGCTATGCCCTGAGCATCACCGTGGACGAACCGGCTACCACGGCATGGGGCGGCGCGCCTTCGAGCGCGAGTATGGCGTCACTGAAATCGACCTGCTGAATATGGCGCTACGGGAGGCGGCATGAGCAGAGCTAAACCTAAGTTCTTCATTGCCAATAGGCACACAAATAGGATCGGGCATCGGAAGTTGAGTCGATTCGAAGAGGACAACCCACGCATGTTCGAGATCTCTCATTCCGCGCACGAGACCTGGGAAGCGGCGCACGCATGGCTGATTGATCAACGGATCTCCGATCTTGTCCGTGCGAAAAAACGGCTGGCTTTGATCGAGCGCCAGTTGGGGCGAGCCAAGCTCATGAAGAAACCGGAGGTCGCATGAACGGCCAGCAACTCGCCGACATCGGCATTGAGGCAGCCAGGCAGCACGCCGAGGCCTTCACTTTGAACTGGACGGAGCAGGTACTTGCCTGCCTCGAAGACTGGGCGCCGCGCCAGCGAGAACCTTTTGCATTCGAGGACTTCCGTTTCTATATCAACACGCACCATGACGACTTGATGCCGCCCACATCGAAAGCATGGGGTTCAATCAGCCGTTTGGGCGTGTCTCGCGGGATTCTGCGGCCGACGGGCGAATTTCGGCCGGCGCGTAGTCCTGGCACGCATGGGCATCCTGTGCGGGTGTTTGTGGGAGGGCGGAGATGAGCGTCAAAGTGATGACGGCCGTTTTCGAGCGCTACCCGAACGGCGGCGGCGAAATGATACTGGCGCTCGCGCTGGCAGACCATGCCCACGATGACGGAACCAAAGTGTTCCCGTTCGTTAAGTCGCTGGCGGAGAAGACGCGTCAATCCGTCCGTGCCGTTCAATACCAACTACGCCGCATGGAGGACGCTGGTTGGCTGATTTTGGTGAGCGCTGGAAACGGTGGGCGTGGGCAGCCCAACGAATACCGGATCAACCCCGAATGGCTAAAGGGTGCAGATTTTGCGCAGCTAAAAAGGGTGCAAAACGAAGCAGAAAAGGGTGCAACTGACGACATAAAGGGTGCAAACGACGACATGAAAGGGTGCAAAGCTTTTGCACCCGCATATAACCATCAAGAACCATCATTAACCATCAAAGAACCATCAAAGCGCGAGCGTGCGAAATCACCGCACTTTGAGTCGTTCTGGTCTGCTTACCCCAACACACCCCGCCGCGTTGCAAAGGCTAAATGCGCCCAGCTATGGAAGGCCAGGGCGCTGGATGCTGTCGCCGACGAGATTATTTCCCACGTCAAGGCCATGGCCACTACGCGCCAGTGGCTGGATGGCTATGAGCCGGCCCCGCTGACCTACCTTCGCCAAGAACGCTGGGAGGACGGGCTTCCCTCTGGCCGAGAGCCACCGCCGCCATCTGCCCGGGGATTTGATCCTCTGGCCTACGTGAACCGAAACCGCATAAGCCGTCAGCAGGCCACCCAAGGAGGCACAGATGTTATCGACGTTTGAACCGGCCAGCGTCTGGTTGACTCCCCATCCCAAGCTTGATGGTGTGTCCATGATCGACCACCTTTTCAACAGGCTCAATGGGACATATCCCAACAAATGGCGAGCCAACTTCCGCGATCAGCAGGCGATTGAAGACTGGAAGGATGCATGGGCCGAAGCCTTTGACGACGAGGGCATCACGCCCAATGATGTTGCGCTGGGCATCAAGAACTGCCGTCGCATGTTCGACTGGCCACCAAGTCTGACCGAGTTCCTGCGGGCCTGCCGGCCGAATCTTGAGCCGGACGTGGCCTTCTTCGAAGCCGTGCGTGGCATGCAAGAGCGCCGCAAGGGAAATAAGGGCCATTGGAGCCATCCGGCCATCTACCACGCTGCTGTCATGGTGGGCCAGCACGACCTGCTGAGCGCTTCCTACCAGAACATGGAGTCTCGCTGGAAGAAGGCGCTAGCGGACCAGCTCGCACTTGGCAGTTGGGCAGATGTACCGAATCCAGCCCCGGCCCTGCCGGCACCCGGCCAGGATATCGTCAGCAACGAGGAAGGCCGAAAGCGCGTGGAACAGTTGGCCGAAAAGGCGATCATGCCCAATAAGTCCGATCAGAAAGCATGGGCGCACAAGATTCTGGCCAAGCCTAAGGGATTCTCGCCAGCTGTCGTCGCTATGGCCAGACGTGCGCTCGAACTGGAGGTCGCATGACCGTCCAATGCATCGACTGCCAACACTTCAGCCTGCGCGATGCCGGCCTAATGGCGAAACGGGGCTACGGCCACTGCGCGTTCGAGCCCCGGCGCAGCGCATTCGAAAGCGCGTTGTTTCCGAGAACTTGCGCCAAATTCGATGAAGCTGATGCCGATACGAGGGACAAGCGCCGCTCGTGGATGGGTTGGGAGCAAAAACGATTTATGCAGGAGATCTCTGGAGCATGAGGGGCATGACAGCGTTACAACGAACCCAGGCCCTGGGCAGGCTCAAAGCCGGACAGATGATCAGAACCGAGCAGGCCTACGCCACTCATCTGTCGCAGCTTCAGGCCCTGGGTGGCATCCTTTGGCACAAGTTCGAGGGCATGAAGTTTCGCCTTGCAGACAACACGTTCTACACGCCTGACTTCGCGGTGATGATGCCTGATGGCCAGATAGAGCTGCACGAAGTGAAAGGTTTCTGGCAGGACGATGCCCGCGTCAAGATCAAGGTGGCGGCTGACATGTACCCATTCAGCTTCGTCGCGTTGAAGGTCCGGCCAAAGAAAGACGGCGGCGGCTGGATCAGGGAGGAGTTCTGATGGCTCAGAAAGCAGAACAGAGGACCGGGATCGCCCAGTCACTACAGCATCCGCGACTCGCGGACATCCAGGCCGCTCAGCCGCCGGTTAAGACCCTCAAAGGTACAGGCAACTACAACCAGTACAGCAAATACATGCTTAGCAACGGGAGGAAGCGCTGATGCGTGAGATGACCGCCGACGATCTTCTCTGGAACTGGGCCCGCTGGTGCTGGTCGGGCGAGACGGTAGGGAATATGACGCCCTATGTGTCATGGGAGGACGATCACCGCCCGATCAATCACGAGCATGCGCAGATCGTGGACGAAATGCACCGCAGCCTACCGCACCACGAAGGGATGGTAATCACCGCCGAATATCCGCAGAAGAACGCAATGTTCGGGGAGTTACACGCTCGGGCGCGCCAGGAGTCCGCCCGGCGCTGGATAGGTCAGGTCACTGGCGTGTGGCTCACAGAGCACGAGTACAAGCTTTACCTGGGATTTTTCAAGGATGCGGTCGGGAGGAAACTGCTGTGAAGTATGCGCACGAGGTGATTGACTTACTGGCGCCATACCCTGGCCGGCAGTTTCGGATGGCCGACATTGTCAGGTATGTGGCGCCGAATGCGCAGGGAGCAGACCGGCAACGTGTTCGTAATGGCGTGCTGCGAGTACTCGAGTCACTGGCTGACAATGGGAGCGTGGCAGTGGAGCCGGCGGCCTACCGGGGAGGGTTCGCCACCTACGCCTGGCAAAAAGTGCCACATGAACTTTCCCACAAGTGCCACGAGAAGTGCCACAATATCGGCAGGGCTCTTGCGCCCTGAGTTTTCGAGCCTCGCCATGTGCGGGGCTTTCTGCTTTGTTGCGCCCGTGTCTCCTCCTGCTGTGTTCCCTCACGGCACCTCGCGGCTCTGCTGTCTGCTGTCTGTTGACGGTGGGGCCGTTCCTTTTTGAGCGTGGCGCATGGATACCGATGCTTCAATTGAAGGATGGGATGGCTGACATGCTCTTCTGCCTGTCTGTCTGTGACGCCGACAGGCGCGTCATCCTCGACGATGAGCCGCACGGTGACGTATTGGCGGTGATCGAGGCAAAGAACTGGCAGGCGGCCCGACGCCAAGCGCTGGCGCTCAAGGAAATGGACCCGTTCAGCTACCGGGCTGGGTGGGGATGGATGAGGCGTAAGTTAGGTCCAATGCTGCAAAGGGGTGAGGGAGCTGATGATTTCCAACGCGCACCATATTATCGCCAGGGCGGATAAGCCCATTGGAACAAGCAGGTCCTGAGAGTCCGAGCTGTGTACCCAAGTCGCACCTAAGGCCCGTAATTTCCATAAAGCTTTGTGAAGGGGGGAAGGCGGGTGCTTTAGGGCAAGCTCACCGATCTTCGTAGCTCTTGGCAGATTACTTTTATCGCCAGCCGCGCGGATAAACACGCTGAAAGTTAGCGGCGTTTCCTTCTGCATTAGATCGGTGATGGATAGAATCTGCCCTGATTCACTCTGCTCATGCAGGCTTAATGATAGGTGCTTGCGATCGTGATCGTTGATATTCAAACTGCTAGCGTCGCGTCGCTCGCCTGTGTCTTGGGTGCGTTCATTTCGAAGCTGCTTAAAGGCTAACCTGATGAGCTTTCTACGGGAGATATCGCTCCATTGGCCTCGATAAAAATCGCTTGCTGCCTTGCGTATCTCCTTCGTTTTCTTATCAGTGGCAAGACGCCATACTTGGTATACCAGCACAAGCAAGACAACGAACCATACCCTCCATGCAGCAGGTATGGTCGATTGGCCTATCACTGCAGTCAGCAACACACCAGGCCGATCAAGCTGAAGGAACGCCGCGGCAACGACGGCGGATGCGGAGATCATCAAGTTTCGTCGTTTTTTCTCGTAGGTAAGGTCCATTCTATCGATTCCGAAGAGATGCGAGCTTGCTACTATACGTAACAAACCAATTGCTGCCCAGCCAGCCGGTTTTTATCGCCCAAACAAAGGAGTGCGCCATAGGCGTCCCAAAGGCGCATTATGGCCAGACCTTCACGATACAAAGCCGAGTTTGCAGAACAGGCGGTGCAGCTATGCCGTCTGGGCGCTACCGATAAGGAACTCGCGGAGTTCTTCGGGGTTACTGAGCGGACTATTAACGCCTGGAAGGGTGCGCATCCGGCGTTTCTTCATGCCCTAAAAGAGGGCAAGCAGTTGGCTGACGCTCAGGTGGCTGACAAGCTATTTCAGAGGGCCATCGGCTATAGCCATCCGGACGTGCATATCAGCAATTACCAGGGCCTGGTGACCATCACCCCTATCACGAAGCACTACCCGCCCGATCCGACGAGCATGATCTTTTGGCTGAAGAATCGCCGGCCGGATTTGTGGCGCGATAAGCCAGAGCCAGACGATGGAGAGGGAAGCGTATTGCCCGTGAAGGTAGAA